GCCCGTTCTGTCAACGGATCTCTCGTATTCGACTATCGCTATTTTTTTGAGTGGATTTAATGATTTTTTAACAATTTTGCCTTTTGAGACTTCAAAGCGCATCTTAGGAGTAAAGCACGTAAAATATTGTTCGCCATTGTCCGTTCTATATGTCACTCCCATCAGCTTCTTTTGTTTGGCATCATTGCTATATACGCAGAAGGCGTATCTTGGGTCTAGCGTATATATATCCACAAGGGCTTCGTCATCTTCTTCAAATTCAGTTTTGATGTCAACAAGTCGATATCCTACACCTACTTTTTCAACAAAATTGCCAAGCTCCTGATTCTTGTAACCTATGTCGCAAGCATTTGTAAGCATTTCGTTAAGTGCAGATATTCCTTCATCGTCTAAGCCTGCTGGTGTTTTGTGTGCGTCTTTGTCGGATCGCTGTATCAGCATTGCTGGCGTTCCCCAGAAATACGCCATTTTGAAATCAGTGATGTAGTTTGCGGCATTATCAGTTACTTTAATATTGATCTCAGGGCGAACAATTTTGGGTCTGTCCAGTGGTTGATCGCCGGCTTCAAAATCTATAAGATATTGCATCTCTAACCGATTAAATTTATGCTTCTCATATGCTTTTGACAATTCTTTGATTATGTTGTCGGCAGTGATTTCTTTTGCGTCCGTATATATCTTTTGACGTCCCTTTAGTATCCACATTCTGTTCGCCCTCCTTTCTTAATAGAATCTTTTGCCGCTGCTACTTTTGGCTTGTATCTTTTTTATAGGCTTAACTGACTGCACAATACCGTCCTGTGTAAGAATGCAAGTCATTTGCTCACATTTCCTACATTGCACTTCGAAAGCGTTTGTCGCTTTCTTGTCATAGTGGAAAATAATCCTTCCACAATTGGGGCATGTAATTATCTGGCTACTCATAGCGTTTCAGCCGACGGCAGCATCGAGTCTTGCAATTTGTATACTTCGTCCTGGAAAGACTCGTAATCGGAATTGCATTCCTTCCGGTTCTGCTTGTATAACTCATGGTTGTTTATCCAGTTGCTAAACTGTACCTCTTTAGGATTGTTTGAATTGATTTTTGCCTGAAACGCAAAAATCACTTGATCATTTACTGTGCTGTCTCCTGACAGTGATATACTCTTGCTTCTAATCGTTAACATAGTTATCTCCTTTTTGAGTAATAAAAAAGCGCCTTACATATGTATGGCGCAATTAACTTTATTTCGTACTTTTCTATTGTTGAGAGTATCATAGTAATAGCATGTATTCAAGATGATATCTTGTGTCATTTAGTGATATTAAATGATAGGTTTTAGTGTCATAGGTAACCACGAAATTCCAATTAAAATGTCATAGTTAATATTGAATTGTTTTTTATCTGTCTACCAATGCTTTCCTTGATTGATAGCTTGATTACTCTCTTGATTACTTTCTTGATTACTCTCTTGATTACGGGAGTTCTGAAGGCCGCATAAATGCTAGCTTTTTGATATGCATAGGTAACCAAGAAATTCCACATGAGTAACCAAGAAATTCCACATGAGTAACCAAGAAATTCCACATGAGTAACCAAGAAATTCCATAAAATATAAAAAGGTAACAATTTTATATTTACAATGGTAACTTATGGTGCTATAATAAACATAAAAGTAGAGAAAGAGAGGTTTTACACATGGCTGGAAAAAAGATTGGGCCAATAACCAGTTTAGGAAATGGAGACAAACTTACTGTCCAAAAAAGTTTACCGCTGTTTTCCCTGTGGCGTTCTGAGCTATCGCTTGCAGAATTTAAAATACTCGATACATACCTATCGCGCATAGATAGTCACAAGCCAGAGAAACGAGTTGTGGTATTTGAAAAAGGTGAGCTTGAAAAGATTCTAGGAGTAAAAAAAATCAACAATCAAGACCTCAAGGCAAGATTAAAGCATCTTATGGGAAATGTAATAGAAGTGCAAGATGATAGTGAAAAACAAGGTTTTAGATTGGTGACGTTATTTGAAGAAGCAACGGCAGAACAAGATGATTACGGTCTGTGGCAAGTAAAGCTAGAGTGTTCTCAAAAAGCAATGAAGTATTTTTTTAATATTGAAAACCTCGGATATCTTCGGTATAAGCTGCGCTGCATAACATTACTCACAAGCCGTTACACTTATATCATGTTTACGTATCTTGAGCAAAACCGTTTTCGAAAAAATTGGGAAGTACAGCTTGATGAATTAAGGCAAATACTTGATTGTGATAAAGAGGAACTGTATAAAGAATACAAGTTCTTTAATCAAAAGATATTGAAACGTGTTCAGAAAGAAATGGATGAAAAAACTGAATGCCGGTATACATATGAACCCATTAAGAAAGGGCGAACGGTAGTTGGTATAAGATTTGAAGTCGAAACATTACCTATATTGGAAGTGCAAATTCCAGAAGCGCCAGTGCCGAAGGAAGATACACTAGATCGTCCGCTCTGGGAAAGTGCATTGGATGAATGGAAACTATCACAGGCACAGCTAGAAGAGATACAGACGCTACTCGTAACAGTACCAGTTCATAAGCTGCCAAGTTGCCAAAAGGAAGATCTGGAAAAGGCTTACTACCAGTATATAGCACAGAAAGCTGCTGAAATTAAGCGCAGGAATGAACAAAAGCCGATTCGTAGCCGATTTTTGTATTTGCGAAAGCTTATACAAGGAGATGTATCATCGAAAGCAAAACAATCATCACAGGCAGTTGCTAGAGGCACTCAAGTATTCCAGAACTTTACAGAGCGTCAGGATAACAACTATACAGACAAAATTATGGATAAGTTAAAAAGCGATTTAAAGGAATTTCAGGAAAATCAAAGTTGCTGAAACATCAATAGCAGGAGAATTTTGCTTCCCCTGCTATTTTTTATTGGTTCAGATATTCACTCCCAAACTTTTTCTCAAATTCGTTTAATGCTTCTTTGTGGAGCTTAAAAACATGTCGTTGTGTAAAATGTAACTCATCTACTATTTCGCACCATTGTTGCTGTGCAACGTAACGTTTAAACAGTATATTATAATACTTGAACTCAAGCTGCTCCATTTGAGCAATGATTTTAGATTTTAAGTCTACAAAAGAATCAATCATTGAATCAATCTCGCGTTCCATATCTACCAACTTACAAATCGTAGATGCAGTCTTGTCTGTGGCATGTCCAGTTTGCACATTGACATCTTTTACACAACTCGGAACCGAACAAAGCATATTTTTTAACTGTGTTTTTTCATAGATCTTGTTTGATATTTTAAGATCAAGTACGCTAATTTGTGAAAGATAGTGTTTTGTATCCATACATGTCTCCAATCTTAATAGATGCTGTTAATGATTCTTGTTGGTCTTGGTTTTCTGCGCTGTATGCGTAATGCGAAGTTTGCAAACGTATCCGGTACATCATCAAGCTGTTTTTTTCCACTGGTGGAATACTGAGCCAAAAGAGACATCATTACACCGTATGGCTCTTTTGGTGTATAGAGTTTTTTGTCTTTAAAGACAACGTGCTGCAATATCCAGTTCGAACACTGATATATTCTCGCTTCTTTGTTTGTTTCAGTCATTCGGGATGATATGTTACAAATCCAACCTTTTTCAAGGACGCGTTTATCAACTTCCAGAGAAACACGGTCTCCACCACTATTACCCTCAAACTCGCAATCTTCAACCTTGTTGTCAGCAAGGAGATTTGCGGAATTTTCATACTGAGCTTCATAATCAGAAGAATTGCTGCACACACAGTCTACGCAGTAATACAAATCTTTTCCTTCGTACTTTATAAGTACTGGAAGAACGAAGAAATCAGTACCTGTTGATTTTGTATCAGCTTGAGCAGTGATACGTTCAATTTTTGAGGTCGGAAGTTCCTTGTATCGCATGATTTTTTCTTCTGGAAACAGCAGTCCTTCTCTTTCGACTGGCTGTTGCATGTAAAGACAGTTGTATGACACATCATCCATCAACAGCGCTTGCTTTGCAAAGAACTCCTTTGTAAAGCCACCTATTGCATAGTCAAAGTTGCTGTCGCCTGTCTCCGGGTCTGTGGCAGGAATAGAAATAACCCTTACGCGGTTGTTTCCATCGTATATATCTATCAGCCTTCCAATAACATCTTGAGTTGACCAACGTGTTGCTTGCATGATCTCTTTGCAGGGATTATTATTGCTATCAACTGTTTTTCGCTGCAATGCATCTACAGTATAAGCTCCCCACATCTTGTCGAGGTAGTTCTTGTTCAAGGCTTCTTCTAGGCTACCTATCATATCATCGGTAAGTAAAAATTTGCTTGCACGAACTTTTCCGGCACTCTTCGCGCCTAC